TTTCTTTGTGTAAGGCCCACGTTTTCTAGCCTTCAAAGCTTCACTTATTTTCTTTTTAGTCTCTAGTGAATGAGGGCCAAACTTCATACCTTTATTCCAAGGCACTTTACCCTTATGCACCTCACTTATCTTCTTCTTACTTTCTTCTGTATGTTTAGGGCCACGCAGTTTCTTTTTGTGTTCCTCCGTAAACTTTCTACCCTTACTACCATCACTTATTTTTTTTCTGGTTTCTGGTGTAGCTTTTCGTCCTTTAGCTAATTTTCCACTTTGGATTAATTTCTCTTTTATTATTTCTTCTTTACCTATGTGACCAGAAAGGGCATTCCATGCTAACTTGTCTTGCCACCTACCATATTCTTCATATAGTTTATGGTGAGCTTCTGCGTGTTCGGCAACAGTAAGACTAACAATATTATCTGGAGTATCTGTTCCTCCTGCATGTCTTGGTATGATATGGTGGTTGTGATATATAACAGTAGACATAAGCGGACTCCTTATAAGTTCGTTATTGTTTAGGTGGGGGTCAGCTCGATACTGGCCTCTACTGATATTTAGTAATAACTTCCCTTAGAGGATTTATCCATCGATCTTTAGTTTCTCTAAACAACAATGGTTCTTCATTTTCCACTGCCATAATGATTACAATGTTATTGATTGGAATACCTGTTCGTTCTTCGTAGGCATGAGCATAGAACGCACCCTGCATAAAATAAGAGTGACACATCGACCAAGTTTTTATTCTCCTTGAAGTCTTGTAATCTATGATAGCCAGTTTTCCGTCAAACTCAGCAATCAAATCAGTTCTACCAGCCAGACCAAGTTCATCTGAATACATTGCACCTTCTGTGACGTGCACATTGTCTACTCTGTCTAGCAATGGTTTTATAGACTCAAACATCTCAACCAAATGTGGCATTGATTCCGTTAAGAAACCTTCTTCATTTTTGATATACTTTTCACATAACGCGTGGACAGCTGTACCTTGTCTTGAAGCCTTGGTGGAGATTCTATTGGCCTCCTCCGATCCAACGCGGGTTCTCCACTTCTGTATACTAACTTTGCTGAGTTCAGATAATAGAGTCGTGATTGATATATACTTATCCCCATTGGGTATGACATAGTGTCTCTTTCCATCAATGTTTTCTGTTGTTAATTCTTGCAGATCACTTCCTACATGATTAAATTTTTTCATAATATACTTAGTTAGTCATTATCCTGGAATATTAAAATCAGCCTTTGGTTGTTTTTCTTTTATATTTTTAAACTTGTCTGTCAACCAATCTGGTGTTTTTTTCGTGTGACCTTTGGATGCCACATTATCGTATGCAAATAGAGGTGCACCAATCTTCTGTTTCACCTTACCTTTAGTATAACACTTAATACATGGTTTGTCAAGAGGTTCAGTTCTTTTAGCAATGAGTAATTGGTCTTCCCACTCATATCCACAATCCTCACAATGATAATCATACGATGGCATTTGTTGTATCCTTTTCTATAATAAGTCTAGCATTACTAAACCATTTTGGTGTTCCACTATGTTTCCACACAGCAATATTGTTCTTCTCTAATATGTAGTAGTTTCGATATGCCTTGACTACATCATCATCTTTACAATGATCTGGCATACATTGAGGTGGATCTTCCCACTTCTTCTGAGCTATATTTTTCGGGGGGAATCCAAGAATCCAATTCAGTTTACTCCAAGAGGCATGAACCTTGCCATATCTTCTAGTGTATTCTTTAGACAATTCATTAAACATCAAAAACAACCAAGTGTAATGTTGTTCGTTTTCTCTCAACCATATATTACTTGGATGATTTATGTGACTCGCCTTGTACAGTTCACGTTCTAGTTTTGGGTTTGGATGTAGCCATCGTTGAATCTTATGACCATTCTTGGTTTTTGAATAGTATTGTGTGCCATCAATAACCCTATGAGTTGTTGACATTAGTTGTGCATATTCAATAAGCATCTTACAAACATGCTTATCACAGTGCATTCCTGCAGCACGTTTCCAGTTCTTACTCAAGTAGAAAATGTTCATAGATCAGTCTGCTGATAATGCGTTTGATACTTCTTCTATCAACCCCGACTCTCGCTTGGCGAAACTATACCCCTCAGAATATGATTCATCGATCAATTCTGTTAGGGCGACTTCTGCAGCTGATGTATCACCAGCGTAACAAAGTTCTAATATGTCTGTAATCGTTGTCATAATTAATCTCAATTAGAGTTAGAGTGGAGGAAAATCCCCACTCTTCATATACTATTATACAGGGTTACAACGTCTTTGTCAAGTCTTTTCTTGCTTTATTATAAAAAATATGTGTATCAATCTCTACTGTTTTACGGTGTGGGTCAGCCCATCTTGGTGAACTAATATAGTCCGCGTGATAATGGGTTGCTCCATCCGTTATGTCTATCAAGTCTGGAGTTGATAATACATAGGCAGCAATCTCACTAGACTCTCTCCACATTGCACCAGTATGTGGTTCATCTAGTTTACCATCACAATACCAACTAAATTGGCATCGATGTTTTACTGGTAATCCAGATTTATAATGTCTTCCTTGATAAACAACTGTACATACAGTATTTGGATATCGTGATGAGTTTACACGATTCATAGTGACTTGTGCTACTGCTAATTTCCCAGCAGTAGATTCTAGTGCTGCTTCAAAATATATATTTTTTGACATACATTCTAGTTCTTCTGAGTTTATCATTTGTAGAACTGTAGTCTTTCCATCTGTAGTACTTTGTAGTGGCAACGTCATTGATACTGGTTTAGATAAATTCCCTTTTGGAATCCATATAGTATTTGTAGTACCTGAATTTAGCGATGTATTAAAATATAATACAAATGCTAAAGTTAGTATTATGAATTTCTTCATATTCCTTCTTCTGATTTAGATTTAAATTCGGAAGTTTAATTGCGACGAGAGCTACGGGCGTAGCTTGTTCCATGTTCCCATGGCTCTATCATATATGCTTTGTGGTCAAAGCTGGAGTTATAAGTCACACCATCAACAGACGTTGAAAAGCGCTGATTGGAAGTATCCCAATCCATAGTTAAAGAAACTCCAAATTCACGAGCAAGAACGACCTTGATTTGATGTGGAATCATACCCACTAAATCAAAGTGTCGTAATTCAGCTTCCACCACAGAAGTCTCGCCATCGCTGGCTACTTTCTGTAGATTTACTATTCTATCCTCGATGGATTTTAGTGTTTTCACGATATTAATTTCGGAAATGTTTCTTTTACAAGGTTATAGGTTAAGCCGTTGCATTTAAGTTTTTTATCTCTTACTTGTAACAACAATTCGGCCTCTGTGGGATGAATGCTTTCTAATAGTTCTATAAAGAGATATTCTCTACGATTTGGTTTAAGATTTGGATTTCCACCCTCTACAAATAAATATAGTTTCCTCACTAGTCCGTATAAGTAAGTGGGATTTTCCGACTCATCTACTACGGATTTATAAGGGGGATTTCCAGGCGGTAAGAGAAATTTGATATTCGGGTCATAGGTGTATTTTAGTATTTCTCTTAGAGCACCATTGTTACCATGTTTGAGAAGTATCTCCTTCTTATCTTTTTTGTTTTTAGCTTTTGCAACATCCGCAAGTATGTGTACTAACGATATAGACATAATTAAAAATCTCCAATGTGTTCCATTAGATTGTTCAATCTTTTATTTACAAAGTAATTTAAGAGCTTTCCACGCACTGGATTCTGCTCATTAAACTGATTGATAATATTTATGCGAATTGATTTTGGGGTTTCATCCAAATCAACCATTGTTTTGTTCCTATGGTAGTTTCTGAGCATATCCCCTGTACAGAATTCTTCTGGTAATTTACCCCTCCAAAGGTCTAATTTCTTCTTAGTGACCGGAGTTTGTCTCTTACCTTCAGTTATGAGAACATCATCAGACGATAATATGTTTGGAACACCATCACCAGAATCCCCTCGTATAATTTTTTCATACAAGGATTCTACTGGATTATCACTTATATAGTCTTTTTTTAGAGGTGACCACTGACGCACCCCATCAAATTTCTGAAGTTGTATAAAATCCTTATCACTTGAAACTATGACCGTAGGAGTAATACGACATTCATTTGTCAATACTCCAATAATGTCATCCGCTTCAGCTCTATCAATCTTCATAACCTTATATGGAAAGTGCAATCTAAAGTCTTCTATCATTTCATGTAAAAACTCAAAAAGTGACTTCCAATCTGTGGTATCCGTTTCACGTTTGGTTTTACGATTCGCCTTGTATTCTGGAAATGATTCTTTCCTCCAATTATGAGCAGAGTCACAACAGATAATAAGACCACCGTTATCATGAGCAGCTTTAAATTGATTTTTATAGGTTCTTATAGTATTTAGAATAGTGTGACGTAAAAGATCTTCCTCTACAACCACACTACCACGACCCATTGCCATAAACGAACCGATCATCACTTGACTGAAATCTAATAATATCATATTTTTGCTGCCTCTAAATTTTCTTTTAATGAAGTTAAGAATGCTGTCCACTGATTTATTCTGGTCTTCCAATCATAGAACATATCCACATATCCCTTCTGTAAATCCAACAAGGATTGAGTGCCTGTATCTCCATAGGAGTTGATAGCACGTGCGAGGATGTGAGCATGAACTTGAACGTGTCGATCTGGATTTGGTTCATATCCATACATGAATGCAAAGTTAGATGTAGTCTCTGGAAGCGCACCAAGATTAGGACATACTACCAACTGTTTGGCGGACATCGCCTCAATAGCACAAATACAGGAAGTTTCCATGTAAGTACTTGGATATGCCATAATATGTGTCTTTTGTAATTCTTCTCTAATTGCCTCATTTGAAACTGAACCTGAATAGTGAACTTGTTCCATTCCTTCCGCCTTCTGATATACATGACGAAATTGTTCATTCATGTGTGGGCGGTCATATATGTCAAAACTAGAAAAGATTTTCAACTCAGCCTTATCTACAGCTTCACTTGGTAAGTTTTTTTTCATCAAACGCCAAGACTCTAACAGAACTTCTAAACCCCTATGTGGAGTTGAAAAATAAGTACAAGTAATTTTATCTTGTGGTTTCTCATGCACTGGTATGGGGTCTATAGCGTTTTGTATAACCACACCATGATCATAAGGTACACCAAGATAAACACCATACTGATATTGTTGCCAGTGAGAAACAAATACAATCTTCTCAAACTGAAGCATCCCATCTTTCTCTTCTTTTAGAAACTCAACTTCTGGATCTTGTGCGAGGTCATGAACCCAAAATAAACGTGGCTTGTCTTCAAGAGTTCGTTTGCGAGAAGAAATGAACTGAAAGTAATCTCTCAACTCAGGGTCTAATCTGTCAAACAACCATTTCCTCATCAACTCAGTTCCGCCCATGGCGTTTCCTACGCCTTGATCAATTTCTTCTGTTGGTGATTCATTACTAAAATCAATATTTAAACTCATAATTCTCCATTAGGTAATTCGTGTATAGTCAAGACACCTTCGGTTATCGGTTTACCATTGATGAAATCCTCTGGTTAACCACACTAACTGAAGGACTAACAACAAGTAGAATGGGAGAAAAGCGAGGCAATGGCTTTCGGCCTTGACTATACTGATATTTGTTTATAGTATTATTATACCATATTATTTCGATTTGTCAAGTTACAATGATGAATCAAATTGTTTGTCTGTTATAGCCACTGTTCCAGATTTCTTTGGAATATAATGTGGTATCCCTCTCTCCAATTTAAAATCAGATTCATTCATATCTCTTGTCCATACCATGTTAATATCGGGGTAGAATACTCCAACATCACGCTTTGGTGTGCCATCTGAATAGAACGCCATGGCCACACACATCGGTATGACTTTGTTAGTCTCATCTTCACCAGAAAACGTAGAAATCCAATCACCAGTTTTTAGGTAATATTCACAATATCGAATATATACTTTCTTGTGGTCAGCTGCATTTGATGCTTTTTGTTTCTCTTGTGGTGTAGATCTCATACTTCGTGATTTATTATTGTAATCTGAAACCATCTCTTTCGATTTACGAATCCACGACTTAACATTTTTAAAAGAATACTTGTCATCATCGGGAAGATCTAAAACCGACTGAGCTATATTCTTATATTCCGCTGGTTTCTTATTAGCCCGCATTACTGCAAGTCTATCTCTCAATTTCTGTTTCGCTTCCTCAGAAAGTTTACGTTTCTTCTTTACAGGAGCAATCTTTTTACGTTCTATTATTGTTTTCTTTTTAGCCATCATATTATCTCATAAAGGGTGTATTTCCAAGTTATCTCTTCGTTTGGTTCTATATCTCTTATAGCACCTATCCAAGCATTGTCATATTCTAATCTTACTTTAAAACAGTTTGGTGTATCTGAATGATTTCCAAACCCACCAAGTGGTGTGCGTGTGATACCTTCTGGATGTTTATCATTAGTATAATGAACTACACCAATGTAAGTTCCAACTGGTATTAATTTAGTAGCAAAAAGACCAAATCCATCAATCGGCGATTCTCTTATTGTCACATAATCTGGTAATGGTCTATACATTTTATTTTGGAGTTGGTAGTGGTATGTTCAATGGAAATTTGGAAGTGTCGTTTCCTCTCAGGTCTGACAACTTTTCACAAGTTATCCATACGAGGCCGTGTTCATCGCTATTGTATAATCTCACATAATAATCTTTGGGGAATGCCTCATCTATTTGTCTATAGAGTAGAGGATGTTTTTCGTAAAACTCCCAGCATAGTTTTTTACTCTTGAAGTGCTGGTCTATTTGTCCACTCAACGAAAATGTAAAAAGAATTATTGATGCCCACATATTGATTATAATA